TCTGTAAGTAGACCGGCTTCAGCGGCTGCTTTTGTTGCCTCGCGTCTATCTGCTGAAGATTTTCGTAGCTTATCAGAGCTTTCCCGAAAAGTGGAAACCATAGATGAAGATGCACCAGCTAATTCACGTAAAGTGCCAGTCGCGTCTAGGTTAGCGTCTTTTGCCTCCTGCATAGTTTCATCAAAATCAGCTACCGCTTTTCTAGATCTAAACGTGACTTCTGCAAATCCCTTAGAAGCTCTCAAAGCAGGCTCAAACACAGCTTTCATTTTTTCAGCCTCTTCTCTCGCACTCTTTCCAAAATAGGAGAGAACACCTGCAGCAATAACAGCCGTTGCAGCAAAAGCAGCAAGAGCGAAGCCCGCGACTTGCCCAGCCACAGGAACTACCTGCAATCCCAAAGCAGTGTACGCTGCCGCACCAGCGATACTAGTCAGGGCCGTAGCAGCTATAGCAGAATACTTGACAAGGCTATTATTAAAAGCACCAACCGATTTTTCAATATTTTGGTTTATCTCAGCACTCACCTGACCTTGCTGTGCTGCAACAAATTTTGTTTCAGAGGCGGTTTCGGTTGGACTTCCTATCTTCTCTAACTCTTTATCAGCAACTTCTTTCATTTTGTCGGCAAAATTTTGTAATTCTTGAACGGCATAGGCGGTTTCAGCCGCCAAAACAGAAGTAATAATCGAATACATCGCAAAAGCCCCAGCCGCTGATCCAACCAATCCAGCTAACCCTGACATAGCCCTACCTACGTTAGTAACTGGTGCCTTAAGCCCTTTCAATGGGTTTTTTCCACCCATCTGCACTCCCGCTTCTTGCATTTTTGCTTTTATCACTGCATATGAGGCTATTGCTTCAGCTTTTTTCGCTGCTGTATTACCCACTGTGGTAACTATGGCAGCACCCACCTGAAGTGCTAAACTTCCGATCTGAGCCAAAAGTGCTATACGAGCAGAAAATGCATTTGCGGCAGCTTGGGCAGATTTCTTCTGTGAGTCAGTTAAATTTCCAGAGCTTTCAATCAGTCCACCGATTATAAATGTAGCACCAATAGCAGCAGTAGCCAAACCATTTAATGCTCCAGACACTTGATTCATCGTGCCTGCAAGATTCTCACTAGCACGACCACCACCACCTCCTGGAACGCTTGGACCACCACCACCGCCCCCAGCCCTGATTTCACTTTTATGACCACCTCTAATTTGTTTTTGAATCTCGTGTGTTTTTTTAGCCGCTGCCAATTGTGCTTTATTGAGTTTTTTGGAACTTTTAGCAACATCATCTTTAGCCTCAGTAGATTCTTTTGTTGCTTCAATTTCTTCTAAAAGACTCTTTATTAAAGTGTCGTGTGTCTTCGAACTAGAATTAAGACTATTAGACATCTCAGCAGAGTCTTGGCTAAGCTCATTAAGCTTTGTGACGTAAAAGCCCTGACTCCTCATCATTTCCTCAACTTGGCCTGAACTGTAAGCTTCGACAGTACCACTTGTCTCCAAACCCGTACTGTCCATAGCCTCATATTCAAACTCAGATGGCTTAACACCAGTACTCTGACTAAGAATTTGTGCGATATTTCTTAGTTCTGCATTATTGTCTCTGACTGAATCATTGACAGCCTCCATTACCTGCCCGAGTGCCATCGTATCGGATGATAATTCCGCAAATCCCGTATCAAGAGCGGTGCTCACAACGTCGGGATTTTTAGGATCACCACTAGCCGAGTTAGTTCCTTTTAACGCTTGGAGTGCATCACTCAACACTTTGATATGGCTTGATATTACTGTCGCTTCGGATTGTAGAACGCTCGTCAACCTATCTATCGCAGTAATTATTAGCCTTGAATTGTCCCCACCACCTGGTCCAACACCCCCACCAATTGCAAACCTCTGTACACCAACAGGACCACCAGCAGCAAATCTCCTAACACCAGTTTGATTCATCTTATTAAGATTACTATAACCAATACCCTGAGCAGCAGATTTATTAATTACATATTCACCAGGAGTTAAAAGAGCTGGGACTGTATCGGAACCAGAAATCCCACCACCCATAGCTTTTTTCTTAGGGGTTTTTTTAGGCTGACCACCTCGCGGACCATAGCCATATTTTTGTAAGGTTTGAAGTTGTGTCTCAGTAGCTTTTCCTGATCCTGTGGCCCCTTGACCACTACCGCTATATCTAGTAGCAACCCCAGCCGCTAACATTTTTTGGCCAAAAGCATCGTCCTGATACATAGGACGACCGAACTTATCTTTACCATGATCTTTGAAATACTTAAACACAGACTTTTTAGTGCCATATTCTTGCTGAGCCATTTTTGTAGCGATAGCACCTAAAGCATTTTCCCATTTTTTACCACCTCTTAGCTCGTAAGCATCGTATCCAATCAATCGACTGCTAGTATTAAAAGGCTCACCTGCTGGTGTTGCGGAAATGTTAAGACTATCACCATCAACAATACGGTTTAATTTTGCCGCCTGAAGCTTGCCACCTTTAGCGAACCTGTTATTATTCATAGCCTCTAAAGTAGGAGCACCTAATTTTGCAGCACTACTTTTCTTAATAACAAATTCGCCAGGCTGTAACATCGCCGGAACAGTATCTCTACTTCCAGTTCCTGGCACATATCCACCACGAGCAAAGGCGTGAATTTTACCGCCTTGGTTTTTGCCCCGAGCAGCAAATGAGCCACGAACTAAAGCACCTAAACCTGGAGCTAAAGATTGACCAATTTTCAACGCCATCAATTGCAATATTAAAGGTAAGACATTTTCTAAAGATGCGGCCACTTTAATAAATGCACTAGCTAATTGTAGAGCACCACCTGCAATATCTTGAAAAGAATCACTCTGAGTAAATTGGCGTATAAGACCAGCAAATTCTTCTTTAACTTTAATGATTTGCACACCCAAAGCCAACTGAGCAGTAGCCGCATCTCTAGCAACAGAACCAGCAGAATTCTGTGCTACAGCTAAAGCATTTTGAGCGGTTGCAAATTGTTGGATTAAAGGAATAACTTTACCAACCTGACGGAATCCACCCAGCTCTTCAACAATATCACTAAATCTTGCGTCTCTTGGATCTAGTTGAGATAACCCAGCCGATAATCTACGAACAGCTTCATACGCTCCAACAAACTGCCCCTGAGAGTTACGTAGCTCAATACCCAACTCTTTCAATTGATCAACCGTATCAGTACGTTGAAGGCGGGTAAAGATAGTTCTTAAACCAGTAGCAATAGTTTCAGCAGACTCTCTAGTTGTAGCACGTACTGAAGTAAATAACGCAATCAATTCATTAACACTACCACCAGTAGCAGCAAATACACCACCGACCCTACGAATAGCTGTAATTAAGTCACCCGATTCAACAGCAAAACTTTTAGATACAGAGTTAATAGCATCTAAGGTAGATGTTAAGAATTTAATCTCTCCACCAGCTCTTCTAGCCTCATCTGAAAATTGCCTTAAAACCGCGATAGCACCTTCGGTAGTATCTTGTATATTATCAAAAGTAGCAGCTAGAGTCGTCTGTGCCAATACCTCTAAAGCTTGTTTAGTCTTTAATGCACTAAAACCAGCCTGGGCTAAAATTCTAGAAACATTTAATAACTCTGAAGATGAAGCACCTAAACTAGTAGATAGCCGAGTAACTTCTTTAGTTAAAGACTGTAGACTCTTTACAGTATTGCCAGTAACCTGAGAAATTTTAACTACTTCTCTTTCAAAAGAAATAGCTTCCCCAGTAGCATTTTTGACAGCACGAGCCAAAGCAAGAAAAGACCCAGTTGCGACAGTAATAACACTAAATCTTCTAGCAGATTGAGCAATACTACTATTCATGCGACCAATAGATTTTGCAGATGCATCGCTAGATTTGCTAACCCCTTGTAGTTCTTTATTAAGCTTAGCTACTTGTGACGCATTTGACTTGACTTTTATGTCTACACTAACACCCTTAAGCTGTTTTTTAATTTGACCAACAACTTGTGCGGTATTTGTGGGTGCCTGTAACTGTATCTGTGCAGTAAGATTAAATCGCTCAGCCATCTTTGCTCCACTCTATAAAAAAAGGGGGACACGTAAAGTTCCCCCTAGAATCATGCAAGTCCTATTGGAATATACACAATTAAACGGTTTTAGTATCCGTTTTTGGTGCTCTGGCTTTCCTTTTTGTGGTTTTAGTTTTAGTAGTAGTTTTATCTGTATTTTCTTCAGAAATAATAGGTTTTCCATTATCATCTAAAAACGGTTTACGTTCAGCAATAGACTTCTTAATCCAGGTCTCATTACCATCATCATCATTGACTGAAATCACCTCTTCACCATCCACATTGACAAAATAAACCTCGTCTGGGTCTTGTTTTGCTTTACCCTCTTCAGTACGATAAGCAATATACTTACCGTCTTCGTTAACAAGCCTACCTTCTGAATCAACCAAATGCCCATCATCATTAATAAATCTCAGGTCGTCATTAACAAATTTAAATTCTTTGAGAAATTTATTCTCAACTAATCCACCTTCATAATCAGGATCAAGACCATATAACATATTAGCTAATTCACCAGAAGCTTCAACAACCCAAGGCTGATCAGTTTGTGAGTCATAAGCTTGCTGATCAGGAAAATAAGGCTGACCAGTATCTGGATTAACCATGCACACTCGTACCAATTCTGCAAATCTAGCATTATCGGCTTGTCCTTCAGCAGAATTTGTATCCAGAGAATTTCGTTCAGCAATTAAGTCTTTAAAATCATTTCTTAATTGTCGTAATTTTAAAGCAGCATCTTTAGCATCAGACAACTTAACACCACCACCCTTAAGCATTTCTTCTTTTTGATTAATTTGTTCTACAAATTTCTGATATTTCTCTTCTTTCTCCTCGCCCCAAATACCCTGATCAACCATATGATCATTAATTTTTTGACGTAATAGAGCACCAGAATCTAAAGCCGTCCTAAATGCTTTATTATATTCCACCTGTGAATCTCTATATTGCTTAGCTGTTGGGTTCTTAATCAACACCTTCACAACATTTCCATCTTTGTCTTCACTTTCAATTGTCTTTTCTTTTTTATCCACCATCATTATCTCCTTTGGGCTGAGCCATTGGTAAGTTAATAAAATGTTTCTTACGAGTAATGTCGTAATTAATAAACTCTGTTTCCAGAAGCCTTATTTGAGTATTGCCACGATCTAATATTTTTGCACGGATATCTTCATAAATATCATGTATCTTCTTCTGTTCTGGCGTTCTTTCTGATTCAGATATATCAAAACCCCATAAAAATCCAAACTGTTCTTCTATGGTAGATAAAGCACCGATCATAGTTGTTTGAATTTTCTTTTTAGATGCTTTAAAGAGTTTATCTCTAGAAATATCTTTGTACCGTTCTTCCCTTGCTTGTTTTAAATCAAGCGATTTTTGTAAAAATTTATTATCCATGTTACCTTCCTCTTATTTTGTTAAGACCTTCTTGTTGACCCTGCATAGCCATATCCCTCTGTATATCATGCAGTTGTCTGAAATCTAAATTACCAGCTTCGTCGATTTGAGCATTTCTATTATGTATGGTAGACCTGCCCACTACATCATTTAAATCGTATATCTCGTTTGCCGAGTCTTGATTAGAAGCCATTACAAAAACTTCTTGAGAATTAGCAATTTTAGGATTGCTAGTTAGGGCATCAACCTCTTGTTGTTTTTTGTCCTTTTCATATTTCCTACGCTGAACTATAAACCAGCCATCTAATAAATCATCATCCTCAATAATTTTATCATTGGGCCGTTCACCACTCTCATAGACATTGTCATACATAAAAGAATATGAACATAGTTGAGTTTGATTAACAGTAAATTCAGTGCTAGATTTACCTAGTAGGTTGCCACTCGTTTTACCAATCATCCACATAGCCCTCCAAGGATCATTTCTTGCAATCATTCTAAAATCTAATGGATGGATGCTTTTCTGAGATACGATACTCATCACGTCTGATAAATTGCAATGCATCCAGTCATAACAACCCCCATCTTGATAAACTGTAGACGATTCTACAATCCATGCAGATCTAGCAAACTCCGCCAAACCCTCGCACGAAATATGATCTAATGATTTATTTTTAGACTTTATCTCGCCCCGCTCTTTTTCAAAAAACCTTATATGGCCTTTGATACCTTGTACTTTTCTGCGATCAAAATGAGATTTATAAGCCTCGACTTTAAGATCCTCTACCTGTTTATCTATCTCCTTTACTCTTTTATCATCGTCAGGTGACCATAAATCGCGATAAAATAGTATCTCCTTCAAATCCTTCTTAAGCAAGATATTGTTAAAATATGCTTTATTATAAGCCTCGTCATATATCTCATATGATTCTTCTAAGATATCATCTGTAGGCTCTTTTACATATAGAATAAGATCGCCCAGCTTGATGCGTAGGCGACCTTTGATTATTCTATACAAAATCTTTTCATAAGAAATATCCATCCATTTTTCCTAATTGTGTTCACTCGCCACAGTCCTAAATTTATATGGCTATCGCAAACAATCTCACAGAACTAATATATTACTACCCCTCACCAGCATCAAAAGCCTTGAGAGAACCACCCTGAACAGTTAATACATTAAAGTTACTATATGAATAAGTAATTGTTGCATTTCCTCCTCCAGTGTCACCACCAGAATAAGAAACAGAAGATAGCTTATTCTTAGTTCCTAAGTTGAGAACTGTACCGGCTTCGTCTTTAATAGTAATTGATTCATTTGCAAGGTTGGGAGCATTACCAGAAACATTTACTAGGTCACCAGAAGTTGCAATAACTTCAAACTCACAAGTAACTTCAATTGGGAAGGTCGCGTATCTGTGATAAGGACCAAACCGACCGAGTTCCTGAATGTTTTCTTGACCAAAGTCAGTACTAACATTAATACTTT